AAGGAGAATGAACGCCAATGTTCCGATCGCCGAGCAAATCTCGGCCTTCGAGGCCAGCCGCGCGGCCAAGACCGCCAGGCTGCTGGCCATCATGGCCGAGTCCGATGGCGCCACGCTCGATGAGGCGCAAAAAGACGAATACGACACCACCCGTTCCGAGCTGGTCGAAATCGACGAGCACCTGGTGCGGCTGGGCGAGATCGAGCGGCTGAACAAGTCCGAAGCCAAGCCGGTCGGCGACAAGATGCCCGAACCGGTAAAGCGGCTGACGCCGCGTATCGAGGTGCGCGGAACCAACCTGCCGAAAGGCACCGCGTTCACCCGCTATGCGATGGCGCTGGCGCGCAGCAAGGGCAATCTGGAATCCGCTGCCAATCAAGCCAAGGCTTGGACCGATACGCCGGAAGTGGAAACCGTGCTGAAGGCGGCGGTCGCCGCAGGCACCACCAGCGATACGACGTGGGCCAAGCCGCTTGCGGAATATACGGCGATGGCATCGGAGTTTATCGCCATGCTGCAGCCCGCGACCATCGTTGGCCGCATGCCGGGACTGCACCGGGTGCCGTTCAGGATCAAAATCCCGAGGCAGACCGCCGGCGCATCGGCCGGGTGGGTCGGCGAGGGCGCTCCGAAGCCGCTGTCGAAACAGGCTTTCGACACCATCCAGCTCGAAGCCTACAAGGTGGCCGTGATCGTGGTCATCACCGAGGAGTTGGCGCGGTTCTCGAATCCATCGGCCGAGGCATTGATCCGCACGGACCTGATCAGTGCTATCTCGAAATTCATCGATCAGCAGTTCCTCGATCCGGCCAAGGCATTGAGCGCAGGCACGTCGCCGGCCTCGATCACCAACGGCGTGGCCGGCCAGACGCCATCCGGCACCACATTGGCGGCGGCATTCACTGACCTTGCCAAGCTGGTCAACCTGTTCGCGACCGCCAATCACCCGATGACATCGATGGCCTGGGTGATGACGCCGGCCAGGGCGGCCACGCTCGGGCTGTCGCGCAATGTCATGGGCGTGCCGGAATTCCCCAGCCTCGGCGCCGATGGCGGTACGTTGATGGGCTTCCCGGTGATCACCTCGACCAACATCACGCCCGGCAGCACCAGCGACCGCATCTTCCTGATCGAAACCTCGGAGATCCTGTTCGCCGATGATGGCGTGACGCTGGATATCTCACGCGAGGCCTCGCTGCAGATGAGCGATGCGCCGGACAATCCGGCCACGGCCACCACGGTGATGGTCTCGCTGTGGCAGAACAACCTGGTCGGCATCCGTGCCGAGCGGTTCATCACTTGGCTGCCGCGCCGCACCGGCGTCGTGCAGTGGATCGAAAACGCCGCCTATGTCCCGTAAGGGTTCCTAGCTGGCGGGCCGGTCGCATGCCTCCTCCCTGCGGCCGGCCTCATTCGAAGGAAGCAAAACCAATGAAAATCACTTTCACCGGCGACATGAAGTTAGGGCTTAACCGCTTTGCGGCCGGCGACGAGCTGGACATTCCCGACGAGAGGTTTGCACAAGCGCTGATCACCGCCGGGCATGCCACCGCCGCCAGCGAGAAGAAGCCGAAAAAGCCCGAGGCAAAGGAAGCGAAGGAAGAGCCGAAGGAGGAGCCGAAAGCCTACAAGACCCGGCAGATCAAAGCCGAGAAAAAATGATGCGGCTCTTCGGCATCCAGATCACCAAGGCGGCGCCGCCGCAGCCGGTCAGCGGTTCCCAAGGATGGTGGCCGATCATCCGCGAGTCCTACACCGGCGCCTGGCAGCGCAACGACGAGATCCGCGTCGAGGACTGGCTGTCGTTCTGGCCGGTCAACAAATGCATCAGCCAAATCTCGTCGGACGTGGCCAAGATGCGGCTCAAGCTGGTCAGCAAGGACGACGACGGCATCCGGACGGAAACTGATTCGCCGGCATTCTCGCCGGTCATTCGCAAGCCGAACGGCTACCAGAACCGCATTCAGTTTTTTGCTTCCTGGGTGCAGTCGAAGCTTATCCACGGCAATACTTACGTTTTCAAGCAACGCGACCAGCGTGGCGTCGTGACGCGGCTGCATGTGTTGGATCCGACGCGGGTGACGACACTGACGGCGCCTGACGGCGCCATCTTCTACGAGCTGCGCGGCAACTGGGATCTGGCCGGATTTGGCGACGAGCAGGTGACGGTGCCATCGCGCGAGATCATCCACGATCGCCAGGATACGTTTTATCACCCGTTGGTCGGCCTCTCGAAAATGTATGCGGCCGGTGGGCCGGCGCTGCAGGGCCTGGCGATCCAGAAGAACGAGACTGCGCTGTTTGCCAATGGATCCCGGCCAGGCGGCGTGCTGACCGCGCCAGGCGCCATCGCCGACGAGACGGCGCGGCGGCTCAAGGATTATTTCGACCTGAACTACACCGGCAGCAACAGCGGCAAGACGGCGGTGCTGGGCGACGGCCTGAAATACGAGCCGCTAGCCTTCAAGGCGGTCGATGCGCAGGTCATGGAGCAGCAGAAGTTCGCCGCCGAAGCGATCTGCGCGGTGTTCGGCGTGCCGCTGCACAAGATCATGAACACCCAACTGACCGCCGGCAACGTCGAGGCGCTGGAGCAGCAGTATTATTCCAACACGCTGCAGGTCTACATCGAGTCGATCGAGCTGGGGTTGGACGAAGGGTTGGAGCTGCCGGCGCCCTACGCCACCGAGTTCCACATCGACGACCTGATCAGGATGGACACAGCCAGCCACGTCAAGGCGCTGGCCGAGGCGGTGGGCGCCGGCATCATGGCGCCCAACGAGGCCAGGCGGCGGATAAACCTGGCGGCGGTCCCGGGCGGTAAGTCGCCGTATCTCCAGCAGCAGAATTTCTCGCTCGCCGCGCTCGACAAGCGCGACCGCGACGATCCGTTCAGCAAGCCCGCAGCGCCGATTGCGCCGCCGGTCAATGACAATACCGAAGAGGCTGCTAGGGACGCTCTGATAGAGATCTGGAAAGGGCTGGCGTAATGTTTGACGGTAAGGCCTTCGGCCAGGAAATGGTCGAACTCGTCAAGGACTACGTGACGCGGGCCGTCCGGCCGCTGCTGCAGCGCCTGGCCGAACTCGAGGAGCGACAACCGGAAAAGGGAGAAAAGGGCGATCCCGGCGAGGATGGCGTCGGGATGGCGGGCGCCGCTATCGATCGTGATGGCAATCTTATGGTGACGCTGTCCAATGGCAAGCAGTTGACGATCGGCCGCGTCGATGGCCGCGACGGTCTCGGCTTCGATGACCTGGCGGTCGACTACGATGGCGAGCGGACGTTTGTGTTCCGCTTTGCGCAGGGCGAGCGGGCAAAGGAATTCCCGTTCCAGGTGCCGGTCATGATCTTTCGCGGCGCGTTCCGCGAGCAGGCCTATGAGCAGGGGGACACCGTCACATTCGGCGGCTCGCTCTGGGTCTGCAATTCACCGACCGGCGACAAGCCGGACGATGGCGTTGAGGGGTGGACAAAGGCGATACGGCGCGGCCGCGACGGCAGGAACGGCAAGGACGGCAAGGACGGCGAAAGGGGCATGCCGGGATCGGAAGGGCGCGCCGGACGCGATCTGACGCAAATGGCACCGGATGGCTCGAAATGGTAGCGTTCCTTACGCTTGATGCCGCCAAGCAGCATCTGCGCGTCACGGTCGATGACGACGACGGACTCATCACACGCCAGGTCGAACAGGCCAGCGTGATCGTGCTCGACTACATCAAGAAAACTGTCGGCACGCCGGACCCGGACGACCCCTCGATCGTCGACTGGGATGAGACGACGGTGCCGCCGCCAGTCGCTGCGGCGGTCGCGATGATGCTGGGTGTGCTCTACGAAGTGCGCCAGGCTGGCGCCACCGACAACGAGGTGGCGATGGGATACCTTCCAAAAGAAGTCACGTCGATGTTGCACCGCTTTCGGGATCCGGCGCTGGCCTGACTGGAGGATGGCGAAAATGCTTGACCGGCCGGATCTGAAGCGACGGGAGGTTTCGGGCGAGGGCCAAGTCGGTCAGGTCGCCGTATGGGACGGCGGTAGCCGGCTCGCCGGTTCGGAAGATCTGGTGTTCGACGATGCTGCCGGCAAGCTCACGGTTAAGGGTAGGCCGCTGGTGGCCGATGTGCCGAAGGACGGCACGCTCTATGCCCGCCGCAATCGCAGGTGGGAAGCGTTCAGTCCCGGCGGTGGCGGTGGCGGTTCCTCCTCAAGCGGTGAGGGAGGTGGTGAGCCGGGGCCGCCTGGACCACAAGGGCCGATAGGGCCAGCCGGGCCGCAAGGCGAGCCGGGGCCAGAGGGTCCGGAAGGGCCGATAGGGCCAGGTGGTGGCGATCCTGGCCCGGAAGGGCCAGAGGGTCCGGAGGGGCCAGCAGGACCGCAAGGCGAAATCGGACCAGCCGGACCGCAAGGACCAGCGGGTGCTGACGGGGCAACCGGACCAGCAGGGCCGACCGGGCCGCAAGGTATTCAGGGACCAGGGGGTTCTGCCGGAGCTGACGGCGCAGCGGGCGCAACTGGCCCGCAAGGTGTGCAGGGATTTCCTGGTGCAACCGGACCGAAAGGCGACACCGGCGCAACCGGGCCGGCGGGTGCTGACGGGGCAACCGGACCAGCAGGGCCGACCGGGCCGACAGGACCGACCGGCCCCGAAGGACCGCAAGGGCCAGCCGGCACCGGGAGTGCCGACACGGCCGCGCAAATCCTGACCAAGCTGGTCACCGTCGACGGCACCGGCAGCGGCCTTGATGCCGATCTGCTGGATGGCCAGAGCGGTACGTATTATCTCGCGCTCGGCAACGCGACCGGCACCGTCAGTGACGCGCAGCATGTTC